ATGCATGAGCGCGCGAAAGCGCGCTCCAATAAACGATGAACAACCTCATCACACACCTAGGAGTTGCAAATGCCTGAGTTCTACTACAGCCCCCACACAGGGGAGCACATCAACACCAGCACGCCAGCCGATTGGATGGGCAAAACCTCAGTAGTGCCGCCAGCATTCAATTCGGCCAATCAGGGCGCTTTTTTCCGCGAGGGTGCTTGGGTGGTTGAGACTGCTGTGCCCAGGGTAATCGTGCCAACATCAGTCACCCCTCGCCAAGCCCGCCTAGCACTATTGCAGATTGGTAAGCTAGACGCAGTATCTGCTGCTCTGACTGCTATACCAGACCCCGCACGACGCACAGCCGCGCAGATCGAGTGGGAATACGCCACGGTGATCGAGCGCAATTCGCCGCTGGTCACAAGCCTCGCCGCTGGGCTTGGATTGACCGCTGCCGATATTGACGCACTATTCGAGGCCGCCAGCCGGATTTGAGCATGGACGCTACGTCTTTCACGTTCTTGTTGCGCTGTCGCAGATGTTCAACGCGCTGCTAGGCGACTACCCGGATGAGTCCATGGTGCTCGTTCGCTGTGACATTGGGACACGATAAACAACATTGTCGTGCTGCATATGAATCTGAGCACACGCAACGTCATCTACCCCGAACATTACCACGATTAAAATATGCCTAATGTAACCAACAGACAAGAGCTTAAGCAATATTGTCTAAGATCACTCGGTTCTCCACTGATCAACATCGACATATCCGACGAGCAGATGGAGGATCGTATCGATGAGGCTATAGCTTTCTTCCGTGAATACTACTTCGACGGAATTGAGAATATGTACCTTAAGCACATGATCACTCAAAGGGATATTGATAATCAGTTTATCCAATTGCCTGATCATATCTGGGGTGTTAATCGAATTTTCCCCTTCCCCACTTCAAGCTCAACATCTCAACTGAACATCTTTGATCTACAATATCAATTGAGAATGAATGATCTTAGGGACCTGACTTCGACTAGTATGGTTTATTACCAGCAAGTCATGAGTCATATCTCCCTAATTACATTCCTATTGAATACAGCAAAACAATTTAGGTTCAACCGATTGAACGGGAGATTACATATTGATGATCGGTGGAACTCTAATCGTGGGCTAGGGTTGAACCAATGGCTGATCTTTGATGTCTATATGGCTCTAGATCCGGCAACTAGTCCCAAGTTATGGAATGAGCGGATATTCAAAGAATACTCAACAGCTTTATTCAAGCGGCAATGGGGCAGCAATCTGTCAAAGTACCAGGGTATTACTTTACCAGGTGGTATTACATTGGACGGACAGAGGATTCTTGACGAGGGTAAACAAGAAATGGATCAGATCGAGGAACAGATTATGAACTCTCTGGCACCATTGACTTGGTTCGTTGGATAATCATGTCTCTACGATTACATCATCGGGTCTATAACAATGAGAACCTATTAATGGAATCATTGATTACTGAGGCTCTGGATATTCACTCGATTGACGCGTTCTATATTCCCCGCAAGTTTGTGGGCAAGAATGATTTATTAGGTGAGGATAGATTATCAAGATTTGAACATGCCTATCCGATTCAAGTCTATCTTGAGACAGTTGATGGTTTTCAGGGTCAGGGAGCCTTTGCGTCTAAATTTGGTCTGATGATGGAGCAGTCTGCTACGGTGACCATTGCTAGAAGAAAATGGACCCAGACTGTTGGTAGACATGGTAATACGGTATTACCAAATAGACCGGCCGAGGGTGATCTGATTCGATTGACTCTGCCTCAGACCGGTCTATTTGAGATTATGTTCAATGATGAGCGTGCTCAGTTTTATCAGTTAGGTCAACTCTATGTCTATAAACTGACCATTGAACTGTTCAGGTACTCCAGTGAGGCTATTACAACCGGTGAAGAAACCGTGGACAGCTTCATGGAAAATAAATCAACAGATGTTACAGTTAACCCAGTTGAGGCTCCAGATCAATATGGTAACAACAGCAAACTAAGACAACGAGCAGATGATTTTATATTCGACGTCAACAATCCTTTTGGTTCAGTTTAATGTTTGAGATTCCATTCTATCATGGGCTAATCCGACAGGCAGTTGTTGGGTTTGGCGCAGTGTTCAGTCAGCTCAAGGTTATCAGAACTAACCCTAACGACCCAACACAACCACCACAAATTGTTGCAGTACCTATAGCATATGCACCTAAGGAGAAATTCTTAGTTCGTGTGACTCAGGACCCGAATCAGGATGGATTCACTTATATCACTTTACCTAGGATGGCATTTGAAATCACTGGGTACACATATGATAGTTCCAGAATGGTATCAAGGAATAATCAAATTCAGATGAGACGGAATGATGTTATTACTGGGACATTCACTCCGGTACCATATAATCTAGATTTTACCTTGCATATTCTGACTAAAGGTACAGAGGATGGATTGGCCATTATCGAACAGATATTACCTAAATTCACTCCAGAGTACACTATAACAATTAATTCAATCCCAGAATTTGGCTTTAGACAAGATGTCCCTTTAATCCTTAATGGTATATCAGTATCAGATGATTATGAGGGTGACTTTACTATTCGTAGATTGGTTACTCATACATTAAACTTTACGGCCAAGATCAATCTATTTGATCGCATTAGACAATCTGGCTTAATCAAAAATACAATTACTGATGTTAAACAGCATCAGACCCATGTTGCTACAATGGATGCAGATGGCAATATTGTAGTTGATCGATGGTTTGAAACCCCAGATCGCTCAAATCTGAATGTCAACATGTCAGGGTCGACTGGCACAACTATTAGTACAAGTGGGGTTATCTAATGTCAACCTCATTCTATCAGGCAAACCCATTATTGAAATCCGCAAGGGTTGCGGTTGAATACACAGATGAACGACTTGATGAGTATATTAAATGTAAGACTGATGTAATATATTTCATTAAAACATACTGTAAAATTGTATCGCTTGATAGTGGCCTGGTTGATTTTAACTTATACCAATATCAAGAGAACTTCATTCGTTCTGTGCATGAGAACAGAATGGTAATCTCTATGCAGCCGCGACAAAGCGGTAAAACTCAGACCATCGCAGCATATATCACTTGGTACCTGTTGTTCAATTCGGACAAAACTGTTGCTATTTTAGCTAATAAAGCAGCTGCTGCACGTGAAATTATGTCCCGAATTCAATTGATGATTGAGCATACTCCAAAATGGTTGCAACAGGGTATTGTAGAATGGAATAAAGGATCTATAGCATTTGAGAATAACAGTAAGGCGTTTACCGCCGCTACAAGTTCAAGTGCATGCCGAGGGAAATCGGTGAACTTATTGTACATTGATGAAGTGAGTTCAATCTCTAATAATGTAGCAAATGACTTTTTCACATCTACATATCCGGTTATATCATCAGGCAAATCATCTAAGATTATATTAACTTCTACACCTATCGGGCTTAATCATTTTTGGAAGTTTTGGACCGAGGCGGAGAATAAGATCAATGACTTTGTTCCATTTAGGGTTAATTATTGGGAGCACCCGGATCGAAATCAAGAATGGGCAGATACACAGAGAAAGTTATTAGGTGAAGTAAAATACAATCAGGAAATATGTTGTAAATTTTTGGGGAGTGCTAATACTCTAATAAATACTGATGCCATTCAACAAATGCCAGTTAAAAGACCGATTTTTAGTAAAGATAGTCTTGATGTTTACTATAGACCAGAACCCAATCATATCTATATTTTGATAGCAGATACTGCTAAGGGTATCGGTCAGGATTATTCTGCATTTCAACTAATAGATATTACTAAAGCCCCATATTTGGTTGTAGCTAAATACAGAGATAATCTAATCAGTCCTATTCTATACCCCAACATTATTCATAGAATAGCTAAAGAATACAATGATGCATTTGTTTTAATTGAGATAAATAGTAGTGAGCAAGTGGCGCATATTCTATATTCTGACCTAGAATATGAGAATATCATGATGGTTGATATGGGTAAAAGAGGACAGCTGTTATCATCTGGTTTCGGTTCAGCATCTAAGCGGCTCGGTATTCACATGGATAAACGTGTCAAGAGGATTGGATGTCAATCTATTAAGGCACTCATTGAGAATAATCAATTGATTATTCATGATTCAGATACTCTGTCTGAGTTTAACACATTCGTTGAGAGGCGCGGATCATTTGCTGCAGATGAAGGCGAACACGATGATCTGGTGATGCCATTGATTATCTTCGGTTGGGTAGTCACAAATGAATCATTTAAGCACATAACAGATGTGAACCTAAGAGAAGCAATGTTTAAATCCAGAATGGAATCAATTGAGGCAGATTTACTTCCAGTTGGTTTTTATTCTGATGGATCACCGGAATCAATTGATGGCTGGATCACGGTTCACTAAAAACTAAATATAATAGGTAACCAAATTAAGGAACATTAAATGGCAATTCAAGTATCACCATCAGTAGTAGTTACTGAAAGAGATTTAACAAACGTGATCCCAGCGGTATCAACCAGTGTTGGTGCTGCCGTTGTTGATGCGGCATGGGGTCCGGTGCAAGATGTAACTACAATCGACTCAGAGAATAATCTGGTCCGTAGATTCGGTCGCCCAAATTCTCAGAATGCAATCAGTTGGTTTACCGCAGCAAGTTTTCTAGCTTACACTAACAACCTGCTGGTAGTTCGGACCGATACTACACTGCAACGAAATGCGGTGTCGACATTGACTGGAACAATCACGTCAATTCAAGTCACAGCAGGAGGGACAGGTTACACTGCACCGACTGTTTCTATCTCAGCGCCCCAGACAGTTGGTGGTATTCAAGCTACAGCCACTGCGGTTGTAACGGCTGGCGTAATTACTGCAATCAATATTACTAATCCAGGTAGCGGTTACGTTAGTGCTACTGTGACAGTTACTGGTGCAAACGCAACCGTGGCTACGGCAACCGCTATAGTCACACAAGGCGGTATCAAGATCAACAATGAGTCTCACTATTTGACAGCCTTCGCCAATGGTCAGGGTATTACTGGTGAGTTTGCGGCTAAGTTCCCAGGTTCAATTGGTAATAGTCTAACTGTGTCCATGGCAGATGCTCAGTCTTTCGCGACATGGGCTTATCGTACACAGTTTGATTCTGCACCTGGTACATCAGCCTTTGCTCAGCGTACCGGTTCATCTGGTGATGAACTACACGTTGTCGTAGTTGATAAAAATGGAACTTGGACCGGCACAGCAGGTACAGTCATTGAGCAATTCGAGTTTTTATCTAAGGCGAGCAATGCCCGTCGTGAAAATGGTGCGACGGCATACTATCGTGATGTTATCAATACTCAGTCTGCATATGTCTGGTGGACTGATCATCCTGTAGCCGGTACCAATTGGGGAACCGAATCTAACTCAGTAGCATATACTTCAATCGGTGCCGCTGCAATTACGCGTGAACTCCAGGGTGGCGTAGATCATTTTGCATCAACACCGGCACAACGAATCAATGCATTTGGACTATTCAGCAACGATGAGGAGTTTGACGTCAACCTAATCGCTGTTGGTAAATCAGATCCTATTGTTGCGAACTTTGTTATTCAGAATGTGGCAGAAGTTCGCAGAGATTGTGTGGCATTTGTATCAGCTCAACACCCAACAACAGGTGAAGTTCTTGTGGGTAATACCTCGGATATCACAGAGCAGATTGTGGCATATCGGAACTTGCTACCCAGCTCAAGTTTCTTTGTCATTGACTCTGGGTACAAATATATGTACGACAGATACAATGATACTTTCCGTTGGGTTCCACTCAACGGCGATATCGCGGGTCTATGCGCCCGAACTGACTTCACCGATGACCCGTGGTTCTCACCAGCTGGTCTAAACCGCGGTCAGATTCGCAATGTAGTCAAACTTGCTTTCTCACCACGCAAGGTAGATCGCGATAACCTTTATAAAGCCGGTGTTAATCCAGTGACTAGTTTCGCTGGTCAAGGTGTTGTTCTATATGGTGACAAAACTGGTCTAACTCGCCCATCGGCATTCGACCGAATCAATGTCCGTAGGTTGTTCATTGTTCTGCAGAAATCTATAGCCACGGCGGCCAAGCATCAGTTGTTTGAGTTCAACGACGACTTTACACGAGCACAGTTCCGTAATATGGTAGAACCGTTCCTACGTGATGTTCAGGGTCGCCGCGGTATTACCAACTTCCGTGTTATTTGCGATGAGTCTAATAACACACCAGAGGTTATTGATACCAACCGATTCGTGGCGGATATTTTCATTCAACCATCGCGTTCAATCAATTTTATGCAACTTAATTTCATTGCGACCCGCACTGGTGTTTCGTTCGATGAAATTGCCGGCTAATAGACTACCATAAACAGAATACAGAATAAGGAACTTAAAATGGCAAATATCAGCGCATTTAAGAGTCAGTTAATCCAAGGTGGTCTACGCCTGAATCAGTTCAGATGTGAGATTACATTCCCGGCAATCGTCAACGGTGGTGCTCTAGCAGGACAGAGACTCCAATTCCTAGCCAAGTCGGCGCAGGCCCCAAGTTCTGGCCTAGCTGATGTAGTAGTAAATTATCGTGGTCGCCCCGTCCACTTTGCCGGTGAACGAGAATTTGAACCATGGTCAATCGAGGTATATACCGATACCGATATGGGCGTCCGCAATGCATTTGAATCATGGGTTAATATGATTCAACGCGCAGATAGTACAATTGGTACTCAAGCACCGTTGCAATATCAGGTTGACATGTCAGTTATTCTTACTGATCGTAATGATAGACCTGTCAAGAAATATACCTTCAAGGATGCGTATCCAACCAATATTGGTTCTATGCAAGTTGACTGGGATACAAATAACCAGATTGCTATTTTTCCAGTTACATTCCAGTACAATTACTGGACAGCCGATGGTGTCCAAGGACAGTAATAAATAGACCGTAGTGTTTAATTATTAAGGTTTGTTATGCCATTTAATGTATTTGGTTTTACCATTAAGCGAACAAAGGATGTTACTCAGCCAGAGAACATCCCTTCAGTCGTTACCGCGGATCAACAGGATGGTGCGGTAGTTGTAGGTGCAGATGGCACAGGTTATTATGGGTACGCATTTAATCCGCTAGGCGAGATTAAATCTGAGCATGATCTACTCAGGCGGTACAGAGAGGTAGCTGCATTCCCTGAAGTGGACGAGGCTATTAACAATATCGTTGAAGAAGCCATTGTCTTTGATGATGTCAAGTTCCCAGTTGAACTAAATCTAGAGCGGACAAAGTTACCAGATTCAATCAAGAAAAAGTTTGTCCAAGAATTTGAATCAATTCTCCATCTATTGGAGTTTGACACCAAAGCCCATGATATGTTCCGTCAATACTATGTTGATGGCAAGTTGTACTTCCATCTAGTGTTTGATGGCGATAACTATAAAAATGGTATTGCTGACATTAGGTACATTGATCCACGGAAGATTCGCAAGATTAGAAATGTCAAGAAAGACAAGACGAAATCTGGTGTTGAAATTCAGACTACAATCGAAGAATACTACCTCTACAATGACAAGGGTGTAGATGATAAAACACAATCTGGGGCCAAGTTGACTCCAGATTCTGTTGTATATGTCAATAGTGGTTTACTAGATCAGAATAATGGTCTAGTGTTATCACATCTACAGAAGGCGATTAAACCCGCTAACCAGCTGAAGATGATCGAGGACGCCGTGGTGATCTATCGGCTCACCAGAGCCCCAGAGCGTAGAATCTTTTACGTTGACGTAGGTACTCTACCAAAGGGTAAAGCCGAACAGTACGTTCAAGAAATCATGAACAAGTTTAGAAATAGACTGATTTATGATTCAGCAACCGGAGAAGTTGCGGATTCTAAACGTCACTTATCAATGATGGAGGATTTTTGGCTTCCTCGTCGTGATGGCTGTTTCACTTTAGATACAAAAATTGACCTAATGGACGGGCGTACAGTCGAGCTTGGTCAGCTGATTGTAGAATATAAACTCGGTAAAACCAACTGGGTCTATTCTATCTCACCAGATGGTAAGGTAGTTCCAGGCATGATTAGCTGGGCTGGTGTCACCCGAACAAATACTGAAGTGATAAAGGTTACTTTAGATAATGGTGGGGTGATTATATGTACACCCGATCATAAGTTTATTCTTCGGAATGGTGTAAAAATTGAGGCTAAGGATCTAGTGCCTGGTTCATCGCTGATGTTATATCTACCGATTGATAACCCTAGAAAAAATGAACATGAACTGGAAGTTAAGGCCGAAGTAGAATGGAATAAACTGAAGACTGAACGTAATGTCGACAGTATTGATTCCGTTAAGCATAACCACGTTAACCTTGATCGGTCGGTAGTATCCGTTGAGTTTATCTCAGAACCACATGATGTTGGTACTCTGACAATTGATGAGAATCACATCTATCACGACTATCATAACTTCGCTCTAAGTGCCGGTGTGTTCGTGATGAACTCCAAGGGGACTGAGATTACCACCCTCCCCGCTGGTCAGAGTCTTGGTCAGATGGAGGACGTGGAATACTTTAAGAATAAATTGATGAGGGCATTAAATGTCCCCATCACTCGCCTTATCCCAGAACAAGGGTTCTCATTAGGACGGTCAGGTGAGATTACCAGGGATGAGTTAAAGTTCCATAAGTTCATTAAACGATTGCGTGCTAAGTTCTCAGTTCTCTTCATTGATGTCCTTAAGGTTCAATTGATAGCCAAGGGTATTATTAAGGTCGAGGAATGGGATGAAATCTCTAAACAATTGTTCATTGAATATAGAAAAGATAATTCTTTCAGTGAACTGAAAGATTTGGAGATTCTAAATAATAGACTAGAAGCATTGGGACGTATTGAACCATATGTCGGCAAGTATTACTCAAGGGCTTTTGTTCAAAAATCAATTCTTAGATTCACAGAAGATGAAATCGGTGATCTGAATACCGAGATGGAACAAGAAGCCACGGAACAACCAGAACAAGAACAACCAGATGAAGGACAAGGAAATGAATAAGGTAACTCAATTAATTGAATCAATCGCAGCAGGTAAATCCCTGGATATTGAGCGGCTATTTGAATCCATCTTGGCCGAAAAGGTTGCCGCTGCTCTGAGTGAGAAACGGATGGAGGTAGCTAAGAATCTGTTCGCCGAGGGCAAGGATGAAGATGAGGATGAGGACGAAGATGAGGACGAAGATGAGGACGAGGATGAAGATGAGGACGAGGATGAAGATGAGGACGAGGATGAAGATGAGAGTGATAAAAAAATTAATGAACTAAGCAAAGATACCCTAAAGTCATATATTAAGGGTGCCAGTAGACAAGCTACAACCCATTCCGAAATTGCTGGTAATTACCAAGGCCGCAGATAAATTAACAAAATGACCACAGCAGTTTACAATATCCAAGGCTCCGCTGTTATTAACATAGCGAATGCTT